AGATTATAGCGAGGATGTAGTACAAGAACTATATTTAAGATTATTAAAGTATTCTAGCGAAGAGAAAGTAATAAAAAAGGGAGTGGTCAGTAGAGGTTATATTTATTTTTGCATTAGGGGTATTGCCTACCAGTATCATAATACTAAAAACAGAGTAAGAAAAACATCTTTAGACGATACAGAAAACTACTTACAGATTCCTGATACTTCTAACATAGAAGAACATATAGCGTTTAACAAAATATGTAAAATGATAGACAACCATATAGACGGATGGAACTGGTACGACCGTTTATTATTTGAGATATATAGGGACTCAGGTAAAAGTATAAGAGGTATAGCTAACCAAAGTCATATAAGTATGGTAAGTATTTTTAACTCTCTTAAACATTTAAAAAAAGAAATTAAAGGCGAGTTCTCTGAGGACTACGAGGATTATATAAACGGTGATTTTGATAAGATATGAAAAAAGGATATAAGAAATTTAAAGAGAACCATAACAAAGCAAGCAAAGGAGTGGGCGATACTGTCGCTAAAATTACTAAAGCTACTGGTATAAAAAAGATAGTAGATAAAACCTTTGACGCTTTAGGAAAAGACTGCGGTTGTCAAAAAAGACAAGACGACTGGAATAAAAAGTATAGTTACAAAAAACCTAAATGCTTTACAGAGGATGAGTACAACTTAATGAAAGCTGCTATTGAAACTAAAAAGAGTACATTTAACGAACAAGAAATAAAAATATATGCTGCAATATTCGAGAGGATATTCGAAAAGAAAGTACGTTGTCAGCCTTGCTCATTTCGTAATGAAGTATGGAAACAATTAAAAAACGTTTACGAACTATATAACTAAAAACATGATAAAAAACGACAAAATAGAAAACTTAAAAGAAATAGAATACTACTCTAATTACAATCTAATAGGAGAACATATTTTAAAACTAAAGAAACAAAACCCAAAAGACAAGGTATATAAAGAGATGTCGGATTGCTGGACCGAGATAGCTTTTTACGTTAACGAGCTAATAAGAAATCAGCGACTATATAACCAGTCACTATCTGAATATAGAGCAGACAAGACTAGAGCTATAACAAGAGCTAGACTTTGTGAAGAGAAATACGAAAAGTCTGAGATACTACTAGAAAAATATAAAAAGGTTTACGGATGATTACACTACTTAATAACGAAAAGATAGAGGAGTCTGTACTTAAAGAGAAAATGATTGACGACTCTTATTATTATGGACATTTAGGTAAGTACGCTTTAAGCTCCTCAGCTTGTACTAATCTACTTAAGAGTCCTAAGACCTACAGAAATATTGCCAAGTATGGCTCTAAAGATACTCCAGCTCTTCTTATGGGTAGGATGGTCCATTGGGCAATATTAGAACCTGACAAACTAGAGGCTATAAACGTAGTGGATGCAAGTGCAAGAAGTACCGTAAAATATAAGGAGGCAGTAAAAAAATACGGACATGAAAAAGTAATGTTAAGAAAAGAGATGAGCGAAATAGAAAGACTAGCAGACGCTCTACTAAGAAACGAGGGAGTGTTACAAGCCTTATCAAACTCAGATTTTGAGGTGTCAGAGTGTGCTATGTTAGAGGGTTTACCCTTTCGAGGAAAAGCGGATATACTTAAAAAAGATACAAGCTGTATAATAGATTTAAAAACTACAAGCTCTGATTTATCTACTTTTAACTTTTCAGCTAATACTTGGAACTACGATTTACAAGCCTATATATATACGACTATGTTTAAGGCTAAAGATATAAAGTTTGTTGTAATAGATAAGAGAAGTACTGACATAGGTATCTTTGAAACTACAGAGGAGTTTTTAGAGAAAGGAAAAGAGAAGTTTGATAGAGCAATAAAAGAATATAAGTACTGGTTTTTAGAAAATAGAGACTTGGACCAATATGTATTCAGGGGTATTTTATGAAGCAACTTACGCTGTTTGAAGAGAGCTATTTATTAGAAGTATTACCAATAAAGCATTGGGACTCTAAAACAGGAGTAGTAGAACATCTACCTTTAAGGTATAGTATTGATAGGAGGGGAAAAGTCTATGACAAAAAATTTTTAAGATATAGAAAAACAGTTTCAAAAATTACTGGATATAAACAGATAACAATACAATTTGAAAACAGAAAAAAGAAAACCTATCTACATCACAGACTTGTAGCTTGTACATTTTTAGAAAATAATAATAAATTAAAATATACTCAGGTTGACCATATAGACGAAAACAAACATAATAACCATGTTTTAAATTTAAGATGGGTAACACCCTCTGAAAACTCTAAGAGTAAACAATATACTAAACAACTTGAAATGTTTTAAGTAATGATATTAAACAAAAAAGAAGAGTCGCTTATAAGAAATAGAAATTTAGTAAAACAAGTTGTCGACTTTACTGGAGTACAAAATGGCAAACTTCACCCAAGCGATATAGATTTCGTTTTAGAGTTTGATAATAAAGTGTTAATTTTGGGAGAGGTAAAACATAAATATACTAGAATACCAACTGGACAAAAGCTAATCTTAGAGAGGATTGTAGACAGCTGGGGTCAGGGAGGTATAGCTATAAAGGTAGAACATGACTTTAATGATGAGAATATAAATATACCTCTTCATTTTTGTAGTGTAACTGCTCGGTACTATAAAGGAGACTGGAGGTATTTTAAAGAGCCTATAATGATTATAGACTACCTAAATAAAATAGGAAGAGTTTTAAATTGTGAAAAATGTAAATTTTGATGACTGGTTTTTAGAGGATAGAGATACAGAATTAACTCCGCATGAAATATATTTACTAGCTTTAATAGATATTGTAAAAGGTACAAGTATAGCAGAGATAGAAAAAATATTAAAACAGTACGAGGAAAAAGAGCAGTATTTAATTTGTGCTGCAATACATAAAGCTATAAAAATAGCAGACGAGAAAACAATAAAAGAAATAAAACAACTATTAGATGACGAGTATAAAAGAAATAATAAATAAGTATTTCGAGCTAGACATTTCTAAAAAGACTAGACAAAGGGAATATATAGAGGCAAGGTTTATCTATTTTACACTTGTCAAGAAATATACCGGACTCAGTTTAGCAGCAATAGCCGAAACAACAAATCAAAATCACGCTACTGTATTACATGGCATAAGAACGCTAAGAAACTTAATGAGACAAGACAAAAGACTTACCTTTAATTATAAACTCTTAGACAACAAAATAGCAGATAGCGACCATACAGTAAAAGACTTTGATTTTACGGAAGGGTTAGTACAAAAATACCTAACACTAAAACAAACTAATGAGGAGCTAACTAAAACAGTAAGCGAACTTACAGAAAGACTAAACATGACAAGAGAGCAACTTATAAATCAAGGGTACATAGTTGTAAGGTAATAACAAAAGATTAATAATTTGATTGTATAATTGATTAATCAATCTTTTTCAATTATGGATAAAAGGATAAATAACGGAGGTAAAAGAGAAGGCTCAGGGCGTAAACCTAAGTCCGAAGAGATAAACTTAATAGAGAAGTTATCACCTTTAGAACCGTTAGCACTTGCAGCATTAGAGAAAGGAGTCAAAGAGGGAGACTTTAAATTCGTACAGCTATACCTCAACTATTACCTAGGTAGACCAGTAGAGAATAAAAACATAAACGTAAACGAGGACATACCGTTATTTATGACAGAGTGATAGCTAAGATAACTACAGCTTTTAAAAAACTACAACAATTAGAGTCAAGAGTAAGAATTGTAAGAGGAGGTTCTAGTGCTGGAAAAACAATAGCTATACTTTGCCTACTAATAAACAAAGCAATTAAAACAAAAGGTATAGTAATATCTGTAGTAACTGCTACGGTCCCAGCTCTTAGACGAGGAGCCTTACAAGACTTTTTGCAAATAATGAAATCTATGAATAGGTTTGACGAGGGTAAGTTTAATAGAACGCTTTTACAATATACCTTTTCCAACGGTAGCTATATAGAGTTCTTTAGTACAGACGATAGCTCAAAGCTAAGAGGTGCTAGAAGAAATATACTGTTTTGTAATGAGGCAAATACGGTTAACTTTTCAGCCTATCAAGAACTATCTATAAGAACTTCAGGAGACATTTGGCTAGACTACAATCCAGTTACTAGGTTTTGGGTAGATAAGGAACTAGTTGGACAACCTGATACAGACTTTATAACCCTCACCTATAAAGATAACAATCAACTAAGTCAAAGCATAGTAAAAGAATTAGAGAAAGCTAGAGACAAGGCTAAGACCTCAGCTTACTGGTCCAACTGGGTTAGAGTTTATTTAGATGGGCTTACAGGGACTTTAGAAGGAGCGGTGATACCCAACTGGCAAGAGATAGATAACATACCCTTAGAGACGAGGTTACTGGGTTATGGCATGGATTTTGGATATTCAGTAGACCCAAGTACTTTAATAGCCTTATATAAATGGAATGAAGCCTTTATATTTGATGAGGTCCTTTATAAAACTGGTATGCTTAATAGAGATATAAGTAGATTCTTAACACAAAACAATATAACCGAAAACATAATCGCAGATAGTGCCGAACCAAAGAGTATAGCAGAATTACAAAGCTACGGACATTCTATATATGGAGTTGCAAAAGGTAGAGACTCAGTAGTATACGGATTAAACCTAATAAACCAAAACGAGATATATATAACATCTAGGAGCTTAAATCTAAAAAGAGAACTACAGGGGTATATATGGGCAAGAGATAAGGAGGGCAATCAGATACAGAAACCTACTGGAGAGCATCCTGATTGTATAGATGCGATGAGGTATGTATTTACAGATACCCAACAAGGCAATAGAGGAGAATATCATATTTGGTAAAATAAATAGAAAAAGATTTGGTATTTAATAAAATGTTTATATCTTTGTAATAACAAAACAATTCAATTATGATTTACACAAGAAAAATACAAGCAGGATATTACAAAGTTATAGATACTACTTTTGGAGACCAAGGCTGGAGGTTGGAAAAAGACGATACTTTA